CTACACCTCGGCCGAGATGTAGGTCAGGTTCGGTGCCTCGCCCTCGATCACTCCATTGCGGACGAAAACTCGGTCATTCACCACCGCAGCGCCACGGGCATGCAGCTGGCCGCCTCCGGGCAGCTCCACGGTTGCCACATCCCCATCGACAGCGATCACGGTGCCTACCAGAAGCGGCCGGGGCGGCAGCAGTGCCAGGAATCGGGCGTAGGGGTTACTCAACATGGGTCTCGACCACCAGGGTTTGGCTGAGCATCGGAAACTCCGGCATCTTCACCGCCGTATTGCGCACGATGCCAAGGTGCGGCCCGTCCTCGTCGACGAAGCGCAGCACCTTGCCCGGCAAGATGATCCCCGTCTCCGGAAGCACCATGGTCTGCACTGAAAAGTGCTCCTGCAGGCCGGTGTCAGACAGCACCCCCCGCCCGCACTGAATGTGGGCCTCGGCGGCGGTGATCAGCGGGTGTAGGACCTGCGGCGCGACCTTGTCGCCCGCCGTCCCAGTCCTGTCGACTGGGCCAAAGACACCCTTGCCCACGCCGCCCACGAACACCCGGTTGTACCGAGGCCGCATCACCTCTTCGACGTTCACGACCGCCGCCACGGCTGCCGGCAGCTCAATGTCGGGCGTCAGCAGGGTCGCCCAGTCCCACGGCGCCTGTGGGTACAGCGGCAGCACGCGCAGCACCTTGTCTGTCGTGTGCGGATGGATGTAGGCCCTGGCCGCCTCTGCGATGTATCGCAGCGCACCGATGTACGAACCTCGGAACAGAAACGCGTCGGCCGCCACCAACCAATCCTGGATCTGCCAGTCGAGGGTCCAGCCGAGGCTCACCCCGTTGACCGTGAGCACGTCGTCCATGAGCTGCTGGGCCGTGCGTGGCGCCGTGTTCCCGAACGACAGATCCACGTCGTCCAGCTCGGCCGCCCGGCCCAGGCCCCGCACCGCAATGCGCGATTCCGGGAACGATTTATCACGCCCCATGCTGTCGATCGCCAGCCGATACGACACGCCGTTGACGACGCATTCAACCTCCACGCGCTCATCTGGCGCCGACCGCAGCAGGTGCGCCCGGGCGCTGCTGTGCAGCGACGCCGACCACCCGAAGGTCCAGGAATCCTTGTCAATGTCCAGGGTGAAGCTCTCCGCCTTGAACTCTGTGCCCGCCGGAAGGCGGTAGAGGGTGACGCTGTTGTGAACCACGTAGCAACTCCTGACAGGGATAACGATGCCGGCGGTAACCGGAGGCATGCACACATGCCCGAAAACCAGATCCACCGGTCCGCCCTCGTAGGCCGGGCAGGCGAACACCAGGTCGAGCGAGATCTCGCGACCTTCACCTTCTTCGCCACCTGGTGGCACGTAGATGGTTCGACCGGTGGGAATGGCTTGGGCCCGCTGCCAGCGAGCCACAAGGGCGCGCTGTGCAGGCGTGGCCACCTGGTGCGGTGCGAGCAGCGCGCGCGCCAGGGTCTGCCCTTGCTGCAGGCGTAGCAAGGGCGCCACCTGCAGGCCGTGGGCCACCTGGTGGGGCGCTAAAAGCGACACAGCCAAGGGAATGGAGCCTTGCCAGCCGATGGCTTTGAGTACTTCGACCGGGGTGCACACCTGATGGACCAGCCGGACCGCCGCGCTCACCGTGGTGCCCGACTGCCCGCGCACGCGGGCCTCGTGCTGCACCGGGGCGGTGGTGTTCCAGCCGGTGGCGGGGGCGCCTGCGCTTGAGGTTGCGGCCTGCCACTGGGCAGCGTGCTGGTGGTCGATATGCGTGGGCGGCACCCAGGCAGCGATGGCTTGCGCCTCGGCGGGTACCGCCACCTGGTGGCGCAGGCCGCGCGCGGCGCTCACGGTGTGAGGGAGGCGGTTGTCGTAAGCCGCCGTGGCCTGCACCACCGTGCTGCCGAACATCACGGTGATATCGGCAGTGAGCGGCAGGATGGGCGCGGAACCACCGTCGTCGCCGAATACCAAGTCGATCGACCCGCCCGCGTAGACCGGACGGCTGAAGACCAGATCGAGCGCGCTCATTCCGGCTCCATGAGCGAGCAGTTGATCGTGACGAGGCCGCCCACATACATCTGCATGCTGGGCACGGGCTGGCCGTCGCTGACGATCACCTGGGCGCCGCTGCCTGGCAAGCCGGCGGACATGTCCATGACGGCCACGCCCGCCCCGTCAACGAACCTCGCCCAAACCGGCAGGCCCGACACCGCGACATTGGCCTCCAGCGTGCAAGTCAGGATCGCGTAGGTGGCGTGCAGCGCGAACGACACCGGGCCGAACGCGCCAATCAACAGCGGCGGTTCCGCACTGGGCTCACCTGTTGCGGGTCGGGTGCTCCCGAAGATGTGCACCGCCCCGCCGCCACCGGCGTCGATGTGGTCGCGGATGGCCAGCAGCTTGGCGCGGCGAACGGCAAGCGTCAGGCTCATGGTGCTGGAGTGGGCAGGACGATGTCGGTCTCGATCACGCCGCCATATTGCCCAGTGTGGTCGAAGGCCGCCACGTAGTAGGTGCTCGCGCGCAACCCGTGGAACTGCCACTGCCCCGTGGTGGCAGGGGTGGACCACCCAACGCGCTGCAGCCTGCCAGTGAACTGGTCGTGGATGTGCACGCGGTAGCTGCCCAACGTGTTGCTGGGCGTGCCGATCTTGCTGGTGGAGCCGACCGGCGTGCTGTACGCCCCGTTTTCGATGCTGGCGTGGACGCGCCTCCGAGTGCGTGCGATGACAGCCATCAGCGCCACTCCTCGGACAACATGAACGCGGTCATTCCGGTGATGGTGCCGCCGTAGTTGATCTTGACCATCAACATGGTGGCACCGCTGCTGGCGTATTGCACTTTGTGGCGGTCGAAAACCAACGAATCAGCACCCACAAACGGCTCGCCGAGTCCGGGGACGGTCCCACGCACGCCCGACGATACCCCGCGGATGTACAGGTCAAATGCCACCACAAAATTGAGAGCGTCGGTGGGAACGCCTGCCGCGTTGTCCCCATGCCCACCGCTTGGCCTGAACGGCGAGCCGATGGCAAATGGCTCCGGGTTTCCGACCCCCGCCGCGTCGGAAAAAATTACCCCGTAGCCTGGCGTGGCCGGTGTGCCTGTCAACTGAAAAATGCTGAATGCGCCGTTCTGTACATTGGTCACTGCCGAGCCGTTGGTGGCGGCAATCACCGTGAAAAGTGCATCCCCAGGGAGATACGGCTCTCCGTCGAAGAGGCAGATGCTTGGTTGAAATTTCACGGCCCCCGGGTCCGCCACAAAAAGCCACAGATCGCGGTCGGTGCCCACGAGAACCCAGTGCTTGGCCGCGACCGTATTCGCACCTTTAAATGCCGCCAAGCCGCCAGAGACCTGCGCGTCAAGAGGCGCGCGCGCGGTGAAGGCGTCTACAGAAGTCGCGCCTCTGACAGCCAGAACCCGTGCGTATGACACCGTCGCCGGCGCTGAAGCCGTGTCATCGACACGAAGCTGGACGTCGTTGGCGCCCACAGCGGATCGGCCAAAGATCGCCTTGGTTGCGCTACCGTCTGCATACAGCTCCACCCACCCCAAAGGCGCCCTGCGCGCATCGGTGGCGGTGTAGCTCCCATCTGCAACACCGCCAGCAGGGAACGTGAAATGGTTGGCATCCACCAGAGCGGGCTGCTTGTCGCCGTTGAGCGCAGGCGCAGATGCCCCGGTGATGCGCACAAGCTGAGCGGGGCCGCAGCTGTAGGCGTGGGTCGGGCACTGCACAGTGGCAACGCCAGAGGCCACCGTGATGGTGGTGATGGCCTTGACGTTGAACCCGTCCTTCAAGCAGGCACGCAGGAGGGCGATCTTGCTGCCGGCCACGTTATCGAGGACCGGCGCGCCAGTCTCGGTGCTATCGAATCGAATGGGCAGGCTCATGGTGTGTCCACGTCGGCGATGTAGGCCAGGGTTGCGGAGTCGTCCAGCACAGCAGCAGCGCCAGGCAGCACGGACCGGGTGAACCAGGCTGGGCCGCCCGCGGCTTCGGTTTCCCAAAGCAGCACGTTGCCGGCGCTGCGCCCGCCACCCCAGCCACCGGGGGGGATCGACCAGTAGGGCACGCTGGTCTGCGGGTTGATGGCCTCGATCACGTTTGCGATGGAGACGTTCGACAGCACAAGGCCAACGTTTTCGCCGTAGACGTTCACCTGGGTAATATTGCTCTGCAAGATCGCGTACCAGCGTTCCTTGATCGAGCCTCGGTTTGTGGTCGTGATCGGGAAGTCCACCTCGTTGTACGCGGCAGCGATCCCGGCGCCTGCCTTGGTTGCGTCCCAGCTGCCGGCCCACGTTGCGCGGTCTGCATAGCCGTGCACCCGGGCGAACTTGTCGCCCTGGCGCAGCTTGCTGCTCAGGTAGCTGCCGGGCACCGGGAAGTTGTGGGTCAGCGCGCCGCTGAAGAGCACCGTGCCGTCAATGTCGGCCTTGGTCACTTGCAGCTCGTCCTGAATGCGGAATGTGGCAGACAAGGGCAGCGCGTAGGCGCTAATGTCAGCACCCACCAGCACCGTGACGTTGCCGGCGTTGCGGTCCACCTCGTAGAGCGTACCGGGCAGGCGTGTGCCCACCGAGTCGCGCAGCACCGCACTGGAGATGCGCTGTTCGCCCACGTGGTACGGCGTGCCCTTGACCACAGGGTCCGGCAGCACGAACACGTCGGTGTGGTGCACCAGGGCACCGCCGCCCACGTGCACCATGGGCACGAGGCCGTCGATGGGCAGGCCCGAGGGGTCCACACCCAACAGCTCCGGGTCGATGGGGATGTATTGCAGAAACACCGCGTTATAGGTCACCTCGTCGGCGCGCACCGGGGTGCCCTCAAGTTCGCCCGGTCCGACTCCTGCCACGGCCCACGCGGCCACGCCGCGCACGCTGTCAACAAGGCCCTCGAAGTCGCCCGATAGCACGCCGGCGCTGTCGGCGGTGCCCACCTCGGTGCCGGCCTGCAGCTGAAACTGCCCGGCCTGGATCGGGGCGCTCGCGACGCGGAACACGCCGCCCAGCAGGTCCAGCGAGCCGCGCGCATCGTGCGCCGCGTTGGACCATGTGATCGTGTTGGCCACGCCCGGGACGATGGCGGTGAGCAAAACCCGGCCTTCGCTGCTCACGCTGCCGGCCGCCGCGGCGGCGCCCGTCACGGCATTCCAGCCCGCGAAGAGCGCGCCGTCGCGGCTGAAGTGTGGCACCCCGCCCAGCGAGAACGCCAAGCCGTTGGACACGAGGGACAAGCCATCGGGCGGCGGCGCATCGATATACCAGTCCGGGCTGAACGCCTCGCTCTCGGCACCGCCTCCACTGGAGGGCTGGTAGGCGATCTGAATCACGCCGTCCAGGTCGAGGGCGTAGTTGACCGTGGTGGACGTGGTCTTGTAGTAGTAGCGGCCGAGCGTTGGGTAGTCCATGTTTTTATGCCGTTGCTGACGCGACCAGAACACCTGCGTATTGCTTGGTCTTAATGTGTGTGGTGACACCGATGGCGCTGGCGCCGTTGAGCGTCATCACCCCTGTGGTGTTGTTGATCTGGCCGATCAACGTGGAGCCGATCAACACGTCGGTACCGCTGGTGTGCGCCTTGTAAGCCTTGGCCACGCTGCCGCTGGTGCCGACGACCGTGAAGCGCACCGAGCTCGCCAGGGGCGGCTGGGCCAACGTGTACCCGCCGCCGCCGTCATTCGTGAAGCCCAGCTCTTCGGCTGCGGCGGTGTAGTTGCAGGTGACCGGGCCGGTGGGTATCTCGTCGGGCGAGAGGTCGAACTCGTAGAGACCGGTGTCTTCGTTGCGCGTCACCGTGCCCACCTGCGCGGGGCCGGTCACTGTGCCATTGGCGGCCACTGTCACGTTGCGCGTGGCAGCGCCCACGGGGTAGCTGATGGCCAGCGTGCCGGCCTGGGGCAACTTGGCCAGCGCGATCCGGGCCTTGGCCCGGGTGGGCAAGCCGGTGGCGGTGCGGGCGCTGTCTGCCTCGCCCCACGTCAGGATGATCACGCTGCCAATGTCGGGCAGAGGGATGGTGGCCAGCATGGAGCCGGTCACGTAGGTCAGAGAGCCCGAGCCATACGAACTGTCGGCGCCGGCCAGCTTGCCGGTGCCGTCGTCGGAGATCGAATACCACTGTCCCTGCACCATGTAGGACACGGTGAGCGTGCCCGGAGCCGGCGGCGGCTCCAGCACGCGGACGATGGCCGTCGAGCGGTTGGCCTCGGTCACTTCGATCGCCATGCTGTGCGCAGTGGCGCCCGTGACTGTGGCGGGCTTGTATGTGATGGTGTTGGTGGCGCTGCCGTAGTTCGGCGCGCTGGAGCCCATGGTGATCGTGCGACCACTCCAGCTCACCTCGCCCACCTTGGTGGTGCCCTGCAGCAGGTCGCCAGCGAGGTTGGTCGTGAAGGCCGTCGCACCGTGCGTCATGCTCAGTTGCCCTGGCTCGGCGGCCGTTGGCAGTTGCAGCACGGTGCCGGCGGTCAGCGCCACCGCCGCGGCCGTCACCTGCAGCGGGGCCGTGGCGGTGCGGCTCAGCGTGGGGCGCTGCACCAGCGGGTATACGTCGGTCACCGGGGTGGGCACGGTGGTGCTCGGCACCAGCTGCTGGAAAATGCCGCCGGCCAGCTTGACCGATCGGATGGGCTGCACACCCAGAACGACGGGCTCGGCCAGGGGCTTCACTCCATGGAACCGGGCACCCGCGGCGGGGGCGGTGCTGAACACCGTGGCCGTGGTGCTGCTCGGTGGGGTGCTGCGTTGCGGCGGTTTGCCCAGCACGTCCATCGACAGCGGGCGCGAGAGCTCACAGGTGGCGAGGTTGACCTTGTATTCACCCGAATCGTCGAACACGCTCACCCCGCGCGTGATCGTGACGCGCAGCGCGCGCACTCGCTGCTCGGTGCCGTTCGGGTTGCGGATGATGATGGAATCGCCATCCTTCGGGAAGCTCTCGCCCGGCGCCGGGTTGTAGAGCTGCAGCAGGCTCACGCCGGTGTAGTGGGTGTCTTGCACGCGGCACAGCAGGCGCGGCGCCTTCACGAGCGCGCTCTCGACCAGAGCGACCGCGTCGGTGCGCTCATCGAACCAACCGTCAGTCTCGAAAACCATCACGCTCACGTTGGGGTCTTCCGGCGGCTTGAGCACCACCCAGCCCGTGCCAAGCAGGGTGTCGGTGTCGTCGGTGTGCGCAATGCCAAAGCCCTTGATGCACGACCAGTCGCCGTGCGCTCGGTCGTCGGCGGAAATGTCGTTGAACACGTCGTTGCTCAGGCCGTCAACGATGGGTGTTCCCGTCATGCCGCCGCCGCCCTCTGGCACGTCGGCCATGACGGCCGACTTGAGGATTTTCAGATCGTCTGACTGGATGGGCATGGCTGCTTACTCGGCTGCAGGAGTGGTGGTTTCGTTGGACGGCTGCCGACCGGCGGCTACGCCGTTGAGCGTTGCTGTGCTGCCCGATTCGAAAGCGCCAGAGCTGAACTCGTACGCATCCTGCTGAGCGCCTCGGATCGCATCCAGGCGGTATCGGTCCTGGTCGGCATTGAGCTGCATGCCGAAGCGCTGCAGGCTCAGGCCCTTGCTGTACTGGCGGTAGCCCAGTGCGCGATCGAATACCTGCAGGCCGCGGTTCCACCAGCTGTTCTTGTCTTGCAGCTCCAGCTTGCGCAGCTCGATCGCCTCCGCCTGCGTCACCGAATCCAGCAAGCTGCGGCGCGAGGGCTCAGGCGCCGAGGCTTGCTTTTGGCCTCCACCCAACAGGCCAGCGACGACACCTTTCGCGAAGTCGTTGTCGGCCTCGGAGCCGAACTTGATCAGCGCTTTTTGCGAGCGCTCCTCGCGCGCGTTCTGGCCTTCGATCTCCAGCTTGCGCAGCTCGTATTCCATCTCCACGAGGGTCTTCTTCGCGGCGGGCGCGGCGGTGGTGGGCTCGGGCTTGGCCGGGTTGGTCTGGCAGGCGCTCAGGCCGATGGCGGCCAGGGCCGCGAGCGCGATGGTGATGAGGGTTCGTTTCATTTGGCGGACTCCAGGCTGATGGATTGGGAGAACTCCTCGATCTCGCGATCAAGGTCGGTGGTGCCCCAGCGCTTGCTCCTTGGGGCCGGGCTGGGTGGGTGGTTCTGGCTGATACCGGACGCGCGGCGCGCGCCAGGCAGTGGTGCGGCCACAGGCTGGCGGTCTTCGAGCTCGGCGACGCGGTCTTGCAGCTCGGCAACGTCGGCGTCAAGCGCGTGGATGCGGTCCACGAGCTCGGCGAGCGGGTTGACTTGCATCACCGCCGGCTGCTCGACGGCCGGCGCGTTCTCAAGGCCACGCGTGTCGCTGCAGGTGTAGAGCAGCACGGTGCCGATCAGCAGCACGGCCACGCTCACGATCCCCGTCACAGGCCACTTACGGTTCGCTTCCCTCCACAAAGTGGCGAAGCGATCGCGCAGCGCGACCAGCGCAGCCCGTGCGCGGGCAAAGGCGGACGCTGCCGCCACTGGTTGGGTAGAGGTATCGGTCATGATCAAGTCACTCCGCTGTAGGTGAGGAACCGGAACGTAGGCAGAAACACCTGCTCGGGTGTCTGGTGGCCGTCGGCAATGCGCCAGACCGGCACGGCTTCGAAGCCGCCCTGGTCGTGGTCAAAGATCACCTGGCGCGATACGCCGCGCAGCACCAGCGTGAGCACGATGCCCGGCAGCGCAGCCCATGCCTCAAGCGACTCGCACAGCGCGCGCGTGATCCACGCTTTGGACTCCACGCCGTCGAGCGTGATCGGCCGGCCGGCCTGGAGCACCCCGACGTGCACCAGCAACGCGCCGGCGGTGCTCGGCCCGGTGACCTGCCTTACTGGCGACCAGGTGAATTCGTCGGTCCACAGCAGCCGCTCGCCGAGCTGGGCGACGGTGCCGTTGTAGGTCAGGGTGATGGACATGCACGGCACTGTGCCGCGCGCGCGCGAGGGGCGCTAAATGGCGGGCGTCATTTCTTGACGGCGCCCGCCTGGCGTCAGCGAGAGCGCCCGGCGGCCACTTCCAGCGAGCGCACCAGGGCGGCAGCGCCGGCATCGTCCGTGTTGACCCTCTCGCGCCGGCCACGGCCGCCGTCGATGCGCACGTTCACCGTCTTGCTCGGCGTCGAGATGGACTCACCTCGCCCGCCACCGGTCTGCCCGCCCAACGTCGTATTGCCCAGCGCCTGCGCCAAGCGGGTGCGCACCTGGCGCCACTCGTTTCGGTCAGCGGCGCCCGCGCTGCTGAAGGCGCCCGGGTTCAATCGGTCCAAGTCGCGGTTCACGGCCTCGTTCTGATCAAGCGCCGCGATCACCGCTTCGATGTCCGCTTTGTCGGCAGCAGTGAGCAACCCCGCATCGAGCTTGGCGCGCAACTCGAACATCAGGCTGTTGTCCACCGCGTTCTGTCCGGCCAACCTGTCTTCGCGCGTATTGCCTATGACACTCCCGCCCTCGGGCCGGCCGTACTTTCCCGCGCCCAACGGGCTGGCGTACAGATCTCGTTGGCGCTGCATCGCGGCCGTGGCTGCATCGGTAGTCTGGGCCAGCCGGGCCTGGGCCCCGGAGACGCCGTCAATCGACCCTCGGTAGCCGTCGGCCGCGTTACCGCCATTGCGGAACAGGTTCAGTTGTTTCTGGAGCAGCTCGGTGCTCTTGCCGGTGGCATCGGCCTCGGCCAGCTTGGCCTGGGCCAGCTTGATGGCGCTCTCCAGCTCGGCTTGCTTGACCAGGTTGACCTCTTTGTTCGCTGCCATCTCCGCCAGCTTGGCCTGGGCCACGGCAATCGAACCTTCGGCCTCCGCCCGCTGCACAGCCACCTTGGCATTCACGAGCTGGATCTCGATCTCCATCTGCAGAATCTTGGCCTTGCGCGCTTCGTACTCATCGCCCATGAAAAGGGCCATCTGCTCGCTCTGCTGCGCCAGCTTGAGCTGCACCTGCAGGTTGGCTTCGGCGGCCTGGGTGTCTCCCACCTTGGACACGCGAGCGGCTTCCCAGGCCTCCACCTGGGCAGCCTCAAAATCGCGGATCTGTTTCGCCGCATCAGCAGCCGCATCGCCCGCATTCTTGGTGTCGTTCGCGACCTTGGGCATCCCCTTACCGACGTTGGCGAACATGTCGGCATACACGTCGTCGATCTGTGCGATGCGCTCCGCCAGGCGCTGGTTGGCCGCCTCAATGGTGTCGTCTGTAAACACCGCTTTGGCCATCTCCCACGCGGTCTGGTACTGCGCCGCAGCGCGGCTAAGGCCAGCGGCCGTCGCGATGCCGGCTTGCTCGACCACCTCAAACTCGTCCTTGAGGAAGGTTCCAATCTCCCATCCCGCCCAACCTGAAGCCGCCAGCATTCCCGCCGCCTTGAGGCCCAGCGCTGCCTTTTCGCCCGCGGATGTGATGCCAGCCATTGCGGCCGACGTTGCTGTGGCGGCCGCAGCCACCTCCGCCATGTACAAACGGAGCGCGCCCAGCGCCTTCACACCCCACACCACCGCCATCACCTCGCCCGCCGCAGTCGCCACCCGCACCACCGTGTCCAGGTTCTCGGTGAGCAGGTTGATCGTGTTGACGATCTTCTCAGTGCTTTGGTTCGCGCGGTTCGCCTCGCCGATGTACTGCGTCCAGGTGTTGGTCAAGCGGGTCACCGCGTCGGCCACCGTGGCGCTCATGCCGGCAGCGGCTTCCTTGTTCAGTTCAACGGTCTGGCGCAGGCCCTCATTCAGGTCGTTGATCGACAGCTTGCCCGTGATGCCCAGGCGGCGCACTTCGTCAGCGGATTTTCCTGTGGCCTGCGCCACCGCATTCACGATCGTCGGCGTTGCAGCCATGATCGACTGCCACGAGTCCACCTCAATCCTCCCGGACTGGATCGACTTCGTGTACTGCTCAATGGCGTTCTGACCACGCTCTACCGTGGCCGCGTTCGTGGTCAGCAGATATGAAAAGCTGTCCGTGATGTCGAGCACATCGGTCGTGGCGAAGCCCATGCCCCGCAGCGCGTCGGCGGTGCGGATGTACAGCTCCTGCTGTTCGTCCAGGCGGCGATAGGTCAGGTTCGCCGTCTCCAGAATGCGCTGCTGCACCAGGTCGTACTCTTCGGCGATCGGCGTGGCCATCTGGATCCGCTCAGCCATCTGACCGTAGGCGTCGGCCAGGGCGATGGTGTCCAGCGCGAAGTTCTTCGCCTGGTTGAGCGTGTACAGGCCTGCGATCGCCTTGCCCACCGATGACAGCGCGGCATTCAGCGGCGGTCCTTTCGCTGCCGTCTCCTGCAGGTTGTTGCCCAGCGCGCGCACCTGGCGCCCCGCTTCGTCGGCCGCGGCGGCTTCGGTGCGCAGCGCCTTGGCGGTGTTCTCCGCCGCCTGCAGCTCGCGTTGCTGGGCCTGAGTGAGCGGCCCAATGGCCGCCAGCGCCTCGCGTCTGGCGTCTGCCGAATCCTGCACCGCCGCGGCCTCTGCGCGCTTGGCGCGGGCGGTGGCCGCCAGCTGCTCGACCTCGATCTCTTTGAGCCGGTTCGTGGCGCGCGTGGCAGTAGCCTCATCACCGCGGGCCTGTGCCAGCTGCAGCAGGCCCTGCTGCTGCGTCTTCTGCAGGTCCAGAGTGCGGCGCACGAGCTCGATCTCTGAGCGCTCCACATCGAGCGATCCCTTGATCGCGGCCGTCTTCTCGGTTGCGGCCCTGGCCACGGCGCTCATGCCGTCTGCCGCTTGCTCCGCGCCCTGGCCCAGTGCTGCAGATTGCTCGCCCGCTCCGGCTGCGGCGTCGCTCAGCCCGCCAACCCTGCTAGAGGCGTCGGCCGCATCGGTGCCGAGTTTGTCGAGCTGCTCGCCCGCCTGCGCGGCGCCTTCGCCCAGCTCCACCGTCTTCGCCTCGACCTTCTCCAGGTCGTTGGCCAGCGGCGCCAGGCCATCACTCGTGACGCCTACCTTGAAATCAATGCGGTTCTCTGTGGCCATGGCAGTGTGGTCAGTGCGTGAATGAAAAAGGGTGGCACGCGGCCACCCTTGTCGTCAGGCCGCGCGCGGCGGTCTGGTCTGGTCAGCGTTCGATGATCCGCATGTACTGGCTGATGCCGGCGCCCTCCTTGGTCGGGTCCTTGATCAGCTCGCCCTCGATGGGCAGTGTCGTGAAACCCTTCTTGATCAGATCCAGCTGCTTGGCCACGCCCTGGCTCACGCGCCACATGTCGATGACGCTGGGCTTGCCACCGTCCACTTCGTTCATGCCGGCAAAGCGCAGGTACAGCTCCGGGGCCGCAGCCGTCAGCGCCTCCATCACCACCTGGTCGGCAAAGCTGTACGACAGCCACAGCTTGTCCGCATTCACCACGCCAGCGGCGTCTTCCTTGAGCCAAACGCCCTCCGGGAGCAGCTCGTAGCCAGCGGCGTCCACCACCACGGCCGCGCCAACCGTGGCGCCAACCTTCGCCACCAGGGACGACACGCCCGTGTGTGGCAGCGGGATCAGCGAGCCCAGCGTGGCGGTGTAAGGCGCGTCCACCACGGTGCCGGCGTCCTCGGGCGTCATGGTGGCGCGCACAGCGCGGGTGTAATTCACCATGTTCAGGTCGGCCAGCTCGGCCTCGAACGTCACACCCGTCACTCGGCGCAGCGTGGCATGCGTGCCGCCGCCCATCGCAGTCATGTCGTCTTGCTTCTCCACGCTCTCGGTGATTTTGGTCGTGGCTGTCAACACGTTGCCAATCGGGAGCAGGACGGTGCCGCCGTACACAGCGGCGTAGAACTTGCCAACGCGGGCGGTCGGGCGGTAGATCTTCTTGACGATTTCAATGGCGGCCATGGTGCTCGGTCCTCAGAGTGGGGGTTTTTGAAAATGGGTCACGGCGCGCACGGCCGTGGGCAGGTAGGTGTAGGGCGCCGAGTGGCTCGGGCCTGGAGGGGTGATCAGGGTCAGTGGTTCGGCCGCGCCGTCCACCTGGGCGTCAGCCAGGGCCAGCGCCACGGCGGTGGCAATCACGCCAGCGTCCTGCCGGCCTGCGGAGCCGCTCTTCACCTGGGCCACATTGCGCACCACCGCCACGGCGTACCAGGTGTGCTCCAGGCGCCAGGCGCTGCCGATGTCCTGGTCAATGCGGTAGCCGCCATACACCAGGTGCACGGCTGGCGTGAGCTGCTTGCTCTCCTGCACGTCGGCCAGGTCGGCCGCCGTCAGCACATGCACCGCCGGGCTCATGCCCGCCAGCGCTTGCTTGAGCAGCGTTACCAAGCGCGGCTCCAGCGCCATGAAGGCGTTGGACTGCTCGACCGTCATGCCGGCGGTGCTCATCGGTAGCCCGCCAGGTTGTCATCGCTCATCGAGCGCGGGCTGAAACTGCTGTACACCTCGGCCTCGCCCGGCTGGCTGCCCGCCACCAGCGCACCCGGTGCACCGCCCCAGGGGCAGCTCACCACGGCCCTGCCGTCGGCGATGGCCAGCAGCTCTTTTTCAGCGGCCTTGTAGCGCAGGTACACCTCGTTCTCGGGCGCGAAGTCCTTGTAGAGGTAGTACCGCGCCACGTCGACGGCGATGCGCGTCAGCTGCGGCGGCGCCACCAGCTCGGTGGCAAACGGGTCGCCCACCACCGGCGCGGGCTTCACGCAGCCGGTCAGCGGCAGCGTGTACACCCGGCCGATGAAGCTGTCCGCGTAGGCCTGCGCGTCCGCAATGGCGCGCTCCACCTTCTCGCTCTGCACGGCCACCAGGTCGGGGTCGGTCAGCTCGATCAGCTCGCGCTCGCCGAAGCGGTCGATCAGGTCCTGCGGGGTGGCGTAGTTCATGGGCCGGGGGTGTGGTGGTCAGGCAGATCAGGCGCTGGATCAGGCGTGCACGTGCTTGTAGAGCTGCACTTCGATCAGCTGCCCGGCCTGCGTGGCAGCGCCCAGGGCGCGCCCGCAGTGGTCGGCCGCCGTGCCGGTGATCGCCTTGCCGTCGGTGCCTACCTTCACCAGGTCGCCGAACGCGATCGCGGCTTCGGCCTCCACCAGGTAGCTGTAGCCGGTGACCGCGGTCACGGCGTCGCCGATCTCGGCCGCGGTCTCGGTCACGCCCTGCGAATCCTTGGCGCCACCGGCCACCGAGGGGTAGCCGCCGTCGTAGGCCACGAAGCGGTGGGCCGCCAACGCAGCCGTGGCCACCAGGGTCACGGCGTGCTGTTTGTCGTACTGGCGGCCGGTGTTGTTCTGCGATGCCATGGGGGTCTCTCCTGGTCAGGGGTGTTGGGGGGTTACTTCTTGGCCGTCTTGGCGGCGGCCGGGACCGGCTTGGTGCTGGCCTGCTCGTCCTGAACGCGCTTGCGCGCCGCTTCGAACTCGGCCGCAGCGTCAGCGGCCGCGCGATCGGCGTCTTTGGCTTTCGCCAAGTCGACGTCGGGGGACTTGGCGGCTTCGGCTTTCAGCAGCTCGCGCTCGTCGTGCCTGGTCAGGGTGGGCAGCTCTTCGCCGGGCTGGATCACGGTGCGCACACCGTCCACCATCACCGCCGTGGCCACCATTGCAATCAATTTGCTCATTGGGAAAGTTCCTTTTTTGGTTTCGGATACCCCGCAGGAACAATGTCCTGCGGGGGTCTCACAGGCCGTTGCCGGCCTCACCTTGGTGGGTTGTTACTTCGGGTTCAGGAAGAGGAAGCCAGCTTCCGGCGTGGCGGTGTTCGGGCGGCGCTCGAACGTGGCGCCATAGATCCAGCTCTTGCGGCTGTCTTTGTAGTAAGGCGTCTCGGCGAACGGATGGCCCTCGATCACGTTGGTGAAACCGAAGGCGGGCTCAGCCAGGCTGAAGTCCGTCACCGCACCCGACTTGATCGTGGGCACGTAGGCCAGAATCGCTGCGTTGCCCCACACATCTTGGCCAACGTCGTTCTCGTCCACCCAGATCGCATCACCGATCTCGATGTTCTTGACGTTGAAGATCGTCTTGAGCTGCTCGATGGTGGCCGGGCCCGTGGTGGTGTTTGGCAAGTAACCCTTGACCTCGGGGTTCATGCTCGCCGCCAGGAAGGCATCGGGCGACAGGGTGAGCGTGTTCGGCCGCACGCCTGCCTTTTTCCGGATGATCTCCGCAGCGGTGCGGATATCGGTCACCGGCGTGCCCGTCGCCGCAGACCACTTCGTACCGGCGGCCAGCGCCAGCGAGTTGCCAACGGCATAGTTGGCGGGGTCGATCGCCATCGCAGCAACTTCGATCTCGTAGCCCAGGTCCAGCACATACTTCGCCGTGTTCATGCCGATGGCACTCAGCTCCAGGTGCATGCCAACGTTCAACCGCCGGGCTTCGTCGGCCTCGCGGAACCACTCGCGCGGCAGCGGCACATCAACAGCGTACTGATCGACCGTGTAAACCACGTTCTCGTACTTGATGTTGATCATCTTGGTCTCGCCACCCGGCGAACGCCGCAGGTTGTGCTGGCGCATGTGCTCCTTGCCCAGCTTCGCGATGTTGGCGTTCGAAAGCACTTGAGGCAGCCGCGGGAAAAGCTTCTCGGCAATGCGCGCGCCGGTGCCCATGCCGAGCAACATGCTCGTCAGGATCGGGTTTTGCTTTAGCCGGATTTCGGCAAGGGTCATGCTCATGGTGATTCGTCCTTCGGAGGTGGAGGTGTTGAGTGGGTCAGCTGGTGAACGAAGCGGTCACAGCCGTCAGGGCCTCGGCGTAGTTCACGCCCTTGTGTTCGGCCATCCAGCGCTTGGCCGCCTGGTCGATCTCGGCGTCGGTCTTGCCTTTGGCGCCGCCAGCGCCCGCGGGCATCTGGCCGCCAGCGAACTCGCCGAAGTTCACGACCGGCTTGGCCGTGGTGATCAGGTCCTGCAGCCACTGCGCCGGGCTCACCTTGCGCGTGGTGTCACCCTCGGCGAACTCCACCGGCTGCGCGTCGGCCAGGGCGTCCAGCGTGGCCACGGCCATGTCCTTGTCTTTCGGCAGCAGCGTGCCTGCCTTCACCTGGGCTTCGGCGAACGACACGAAGCCGGCCTTGCGGTCGGCGCGGGCCTTCTCGGCGAAGCTCGCGGCCTGGGCCGTGGCTTCGTCGGCCTTCTTGGTAGCGGCTGCGGCGGTGGCGGTGGCCGCGGCTGCAGCAGCGTTCGCGGCTTCCAGATCCTTCTGGGCCTTCGCCAGCTTCTCTTCAAGTTCCTTGCTCATGTCGTCGGGCTCCTGTGGTGTGACGGGGGAAACGGGTTCGGAAAAACAGACGGCGCTGTCCGCGTCGTCTTCGGAAAAGGAAGCGTCCTTGAGGCCCTTCACGGCCGGCGGCTGCGCGCCCAGCCACGCCACGTGGCGCACGTACCAGGTGCCCGGCTTCGGGTTGGCGGCCTCTCTGGGGTGGTAGAAGCTCACGGAACGCTTTTTGAACCGGCCCGCGTCCACCATCTCGGCAAACTGAGGCTCCACCTGTTTGCTCGCCGCGATCTGCAGCACGCCGTCTTGCACGGCCAGGCGCTCCACCCAGCCATAGGCCGGCAGGTTGTGGCGCGGGTGGCCCACCACATGCGGCGCCTCGTGCAACGCAGGGTCGTAGGCGGCCACGGCGGCGGCCAGGTCGGCCTCGGTGATCGTGTGGGTGTTGCCGGCGTCGTCGGTGCGAGTGCCCGCTCGGAAAATCTCGATGCCGTTCGGCAACGAGGCGGCAGGCTTGGCAGTGGTGGCGGTTGAGGGCATGGGCCGCACTGTCGCGGCCTGCGTCTATATCGGCAAAAGGACGCGCGCCATTTCTGAGAGCCGCCCGTTGCAGGCGGCCCGGGGGAAAGCTCAGTCCAGCTGCAGGCGGCCCTGTGCGCTGGCGTAGCGCTGCGCTGCAGCCGCCTTCTGGGCCGTGCGCCAGTTGCGCTCGATGCGGCGCACGCGCGGCTCGGTCAAACCCGTGGCGTTGGCCACCGCGTGGTAGCCCACGCCCTGGCGCAGTAACTCCATCACCCGCTGCGCCCGGCGGTTCTGCAGCAGGTGCGTGCCGGCCTGAATGTAGTGCTGTTTTCCGCCCATGTCTTGAGCCACGCCCAGCGCCAGCGTCACCGCCATCTGTGCGCAGTCTTCCAGCGTCTGCAATTCTGTGCGCGTGCTGGTCAGCGTGATGTAGGTGCTCAGCGCCAGGTTGCGCCACACCTCGGACCACTCGCGGTCCATCAACGCTTCCAGCGGCGCGATCATCTCGCGCGTCAGGTCCGACAGATCCAGCCGGTCAATCAAACAATCGCGCAATCGGTCATCACGCATGCTCACTCCCCCGTTCAACCCAGCGCTTCAGCGCCTCGATCAGCGTCACCAGCTGGGCATCGTTGCACCACACCATCGCACTCACGTGCACCGTGCGCGCCACCCAGGCATTCAGCGCTGCGGCGCTGTTGTCCTGGATTTTGCCGTCCCGGTGCAGTTGGTGCCACAGCGCCCACACCTTGCGTTCCTTTGGCGGCGTGGCCGCCTTCTTCTCTGCAAACCGCTTGCCCGTCATCGGCCGCTGGCGCGTCGGCTTCGCCACCCCCATGCGCTCGGCCAGCGCCTGCATGTGGTCGCGCACCGCGCCGCGCTGCCGGTCGTCCAGCAGCTTGGAGCTGCTCTTGCCCGTCAGCTGCACCAGAAGCGAGCGGTAGTCATCGTCCGTCAGGCTGAGCTGGCCCTTGAGCACGTGGATCGCGGCCAGGTGCTGCTGTGCCGCGCTCATGAGCGGGTCTCCACCCACGACAGCGCCAGCCTGTCGGCCAGCACGTCCGTGAGGCGCTCCGCTGCTGGCGCCACCGGCCGCCCATGCGGGCGCGTGCCCTCGTAGTAGCAGGCCTTGCAGCAGTACCAGAGCCCGTCCCGGCTTTTCTGGTGCAGAAAAAAGAACTCACCGTCCGCCGGCCACCACTCGTTGCACTTGTGGCAGTACTTCTCGCCGTCGTGGTCCATGTCCGCGCCCACGGCCTCATCCATCACCGCCGTTTCCGCCCCCAAATGCCCCGAGGCGCCAGGGGCGCGCAAGCCGCTCGCCGCACCAACCCCCTGCAAAAACCGTTTGGGACGATTTGGGACGGGGTTGCAGGCCTCGGCGGCGGGATTTGAGGCCCAGGCATTGGTGTGGGTTGTGCTCATGCGGTCACCCAGCCTTCCTGGCGCGACCAGCGCATCAACGCCTCGTGCGTGCCCACCGGGCGGCCGTTGGCACCCGTGCGCGCCATCACCACACGGGCCGTCGTCTTGTCGCCGTAGGCCAGGCGCAACACCTGGTCGAGGTGATCGAAGAACTCGTTGGGCAGATCGGTGGCGTCGAAATCCAGGCCGCTACGCCACGCGCCGGACTGGTTGATCTGGAGCTGGACGAGGCGGGCCATCAGAACATCTCCTCGGTGTGCGCGTCGCGCCTCGCCTCATAGGCTTTCAGGCCCAGGCCGATGAAGTGATTCACCAGATCGTCCAGGTCCATCACGCCATCATTCGCCAGCGACATGCGGTGCAAGTGCTCGTCGTTGATGACAGCGGCCGACTCCCGAAGCCCAGGCACCGGCCGGGTTTCCAGCGTGGCGGTGAACGTCGATGTGTACGGTCCAACGTCGTACGAATAGATGTCAGCACCCGCAGCCATCAGCAGGTCGAACGTCTGCAACCCGGGGCCGATCAGATAGGCCAGGCGCGGGTCGGCCTTCATGCGCTTGAGGATGTGCATCACCGCGCGCTCAGACGCGGTGGGTTCCGCCCGTTCGATCTTGTGCTCTGGCGGCGGCGTCATGCCTTCAGGTCCGAATCGCATCGCTCGCTCCCTTCTGCAGTTGATACACAGCCACATGCGCCGGCATCTCCGGCATCTGGACCTCTCCGTGGTAGTGCACGCGCAGGTAGTACGCACGCGCCCAGTCCTCGGCCTGCATGCACTGCTCGTCAGACCAGCCACGGATTGCCGACTCGGGCACGTCGTGGCCGCCTGCCTGGCACAGCGCAAAGTACGTGGCCCGGTCGTCGCGAATCCACGGCAGCGGGTCGGAGGCCACCGAGTGGTTGTCAGGCCCTGCCCGGTCACAGCCGATCAGCACGCCATCCGTGCACGCCTCGGCCAGAATCTGGCGGGTGGCCGCCTCCCAAGAGCGCCTAAAGTCGAGCGGCAGCTTGGCCCACGGGAGGGCGCTGATGCCAGCCAGACGGTGAAGCTCTTTCGAGTGCGCGGCGCAGGCCGACGCGGCGAGGTCATTGATCGTCTTCATGGTCACTCCCCCCAGCCTGTGCGATTTCGACACCGGGAACGGGTTGTGAGGCGTGGGCGTTGTGGACGGTGCCGGCAGGCCGACCCCTCCGGTTCTGCCCTCCAGGAAGTTCGACCGATCAGCCCCCGTGGCTTTCAGGTACTCCACCTCCACGCGGGCGGTGTCCACCAGCGTGTCGGCCACGCCCTTCATCGAATTCGCGATGCTGACCTGGGCCTTGATCTGCTCGACGTCGAGCTTCTCCGCGCCGCGGCCCATGCTGCCCAGGCTTTTCAGTGTGTCCATCAGCACCGCCTGCAGCTCGGTGATGTGCGGGTGGCTGGTGATTCGACGTTGCTCATGCTCGTGACTCCTCGGCCTCTCGGGCCGCGCGGTTGATACGGTTGACCTGGCGCGTGATCGCCGCCTTGAGCGGCACGACAGCGGCCAGCTCGGGGTGGAGATTGGTCCAGTGGTTGCGGCGCACGTTCTCGGCGCGGGTGATGCAGTCCAGACGGTCCACAGTGATGAGGTCGAGCACGGCCGTCTTCTGACCGCGCTTGAAAACAACGATGTGCCCGGCTGGGATCGGCCCGTTGTCTCGCTCCCACACCAGCCGGGAAACGGGCGTCCACCGGCGCGCCGGCGCGATGGCTGGGTCATCGGTCAGCTTTTGTTCCAGGTGGCCATCGGCGCTGATGCGATAGCTGCCGATCGGCACGTAGAGGAGCTTCGCGGTGCCGTTCAACTCACCCTTCTTGAATCTGGTCGCCTTGCCGCCCTCGTAGCTCAGGCCCTTGAGGCCTTTGTTCCAGGGCACAAGACCCTTTTGGAATCTCGTACCGAGCATGCGCGGGTCTTGCTGCCCACGCTGCACCCGGCCGCTGTGCACACTGGCCTGGTATGCAGCGCTCTTCTTCAGGCCCAGCTCGTTGGCCTTGGCGTAGACCCGAGAGATGCTTTTCCCCAGCAGATCGGCGATGTCCTGGGTCCGGAGGTCGGCGTAGAAGCGGCCCAGGATCTCGATGTGGTGCGGTGGCCAGAACTCACGCGCCTGAAGGATGCCTCTGGACTTGGTCATGCGGTGCTCCCGTCCCGCGCCTGCAGACAAACCTTGTGCTGCTCCGCCACGTCGTGCCAGTGATGGAACCCGGCTTCGACGGCCACCATGTCCAGCGCCTTGGCATACGAAACGCCAGGGCTGCGGCCGACGGTCTTGGCCTTGCGCTTGAGGTTCTGGACGAAGGTGGCGGTCACACGCCCTGAGCCGGAGCGGCCGGCTTCGATGATGGGGGTGGTGTTGCTCATACAGCCGCCACATCCAAGCTGATGGCGTCATACCCGCCGGTGGACTCGTTGCGCTTGTAGAAGCGCACGTATGGCTTGGTGCTGGCCGCCTGCATGCTGTCGGCAATGGCCTGCATGGCGCTCTGCCACTTCGTATCGCGGATGTCCAGGCGGCGCAGGCCCAGCACACGGCCGGTGTTGATCTTGCCTTCCTTGTCGGTCTGGAAGGCATGGTTCACCAGCGCCTTGATGTTGTCGTCGGCGCCCTGGGACCACACGTGCACGCACTCGTCGATCAACGCCTTGGCGGCCATGAGCTGCTCGCCGAAGGTGATCTTGTCTTGCATCGAACGCACCAGCTTGTAGCGGCCGTCGAAGCTGGTCAGCGTGACGTTGCCCTTCTCGCCGCCCGACCGCACGCCGTATTGCTCCAGGCTGGTGGCCACCAGAGCGGCCACTTCCTGCATGGCGTCCAACTTGAACTTCTTCAGGTTGGCCTGGTGGGTCTCGGCCATCGTGCACAGATCCACCACCACCTGGTGGCGCAGCTTGTCGATGTCCTTCACCTTGGATTCGGGGATGAGGTTGCCGCTGGCGTCTTGCCAGTAGCCGGCTGGGATGGTCGGTTTGTCGTTTGCCATGGTGGCTCCTGTGTTCAGTTGGGGTTGGCTTTGGCGCAGCGATCGGCCGCACGGCGCAGGTCGTGGCCGATGTCGAAAGCCACGTTGGATGCCGCGCGGGTAACGCCGGGCGTGGCCGTGGCCAGGGCGAGGTAGGCCGTGGCCAGTGCGTGCAGCACCAGCAGTTGCGGGGCAAAGGGGTCACCGCTGGCGATGCGCGGCGTTCCCAGGGTGGCCATCTG